GATCCTGTAGAGTTAGCGGCGGTACTGGTAACTTGCATAGTGAAAGCTCCTCGAGCAGGAGCATCATCCTGCAGATTGCTGGTCAGTAGCCATTTCTGTTTCATGGCACGAGCAGGGGGAACAACGACGGTGTGATCACGCCATACCGGCCCAAGAGTTTTGGGTTGGAGTGCGGCAGTTCCCTGATAGCTCAGCACCAAATCTCGAGCGTCAAAATCGATACCCATCAACACTTCACCATTGGTGGTGGTGCCAACAGCAGCTTTATACAGGTACTTGACTCCCAGTATCCTGTACATTTCGTACAAGCCGGCTCGGGCGTCCAAGTGTGCCATCCCCGATGCTCCGGGGAGGAACTCGAAGCCCTCTGTTGTGTTCCCTGTTACAGGTGTCAACAGTTCCCGATACTTGACTTTCAATGTCCCGAGTGGTTGCTGCGTCCGCCGGCGGCGCGGTTGCCGCCGCCGAGCAGTCGGCTGTCCAGTTCTTGGCATCTCGGAGACTGTCGAAAATGCGCTGACGGCTGGTAGGGTCGGTCTCGAAGGCTATTTGGTCGTCAGGGCCAATATCAAATGTCAAATGGAAGGAGGCACGAGCAAGGGGACTAATTTCAGTAATCCACTTTGGGTCGTCGTTTTCGGGTCCGCTCAAGTCCTGAAGCCGCTTGATATAGATTGGGCCGAGCATTGGAACACCATTCCATTCCTCAGCATGGGCCCGCACTAGGTCAAGAGGCTTAGCATCATGTATAGACGTCCCGAACCGCGTAACGTCCCTAAGTGGGTGCCGAACCCGCACTGGGTCTCCCATTGAGTTGATCACATCGTAACGTGAGCAAAATGTGCCACTTGAATGGGACGAAACAACTTCCGGCTTCATTCCGGTGGCACGTATTACTTCAGCATTAAAGTTAACCAGTTCAGCGTCTGTCACGGCAGCGATCATATCATCGCCCTCAACAATGAAGGAGTCGAGCGGCAAACCCGCGGCCATCATTAAGCAAGCGACGACTAAGCAATTGCCGATAGACGTTGTAACATCACCACTCATCCGTGTAGCATCCACGTCGTACCGGGCGCCAAAGAACGACTCAACCTTATTATCCAGGGTGAGTTTTAGCAGGTCGGCAACTTGACGTGGGAACACGTGATGGTAAATGAGGTGTTCAGTGGCTTCCAATAACGCCCTCGAACAATGACGATCAAATCTGTGGAAATCGACCTCTAGTGTGTTCAGTGCCCTTTCTTTGAGTTGATGGATTTTCGAGGCACGTTCGAGGGGTGACAAACCCTTTATAAATATGGGTAAGACATCCGTGGCGCGCTTTTCCATCGCAGCGACCCAAGGTCCAGCGTGAACCTTAAAGGTGTCACTCCGTGCTTGGATCGCACGTGGATCATTCTCTTTATCCAGCTTCTCAACCTTCAAGAACATTTTGACCGCTGCAGAACAAGGACACTCTTGCAATTTCCGTTGCAGTTCAGTTCTGCGTACCGTGTTGAACCTTGTCACCCAATCCTCGAATAGCAGAGGTGTTTCGATCGGGCCGATCCTATGAGCCAACACAACGGCCGCCTTGGTAATTTCTTGGCTGATTCGTGTGGTGATCACCGGTGGGACAGCTCGTTCAACAATTGATGTGAACTCATTCTCCCAACAGCGCTGAGGCACGCACGGAACAACCTCAACAAGGGGGTCGTAGTTGACAAGACTGCGCCATGAGACGAACTTAGAGTACGAATACTTTGTAATATCGACAAGTTTCTCCTTGGCTTTGCTAAGGGGCGTGCCGATTACATACCCGAACCCGCGAACGGTGGAGCCACACACCTGTACGACTGTTCCACCGAATCTCCTGTACCACGGTCTTTCGACTGTGGGCTCTTCAGCAACAAGATCGGAAACGTATTGATTGGACTTTCTTATATCATCCCTGTTTAGACGACAGTGCATAGCAATGGTGAGGCTAGCACTCTCGTTGATCACCCGTGTAATCATCTCCGTCAAGTTGCGAGGAACGCTGCGGCCCTTGGTAACACAAAAAGTGCGGGCTTTCACGTGGAGTGCATGTACGGTTCGGGAGTCCAAAGTAGTTCCGACAACTTCGGCGAGCAAGTACTTCTCTAGTCCACTCCATGGCTCTTCTATAAGAGCGGGTCCCGGATCGGAATACATGCCGAGGAAGGGATAGGGTACATTCATAACAATGCCTTGAAACATCAAACAAGTCTCATACTTGGCAATCAATTTGAAGGCAATGACACTGCCGTCTGCGCCGGGAATGACACATTCCCCGCTCAACCAGCAATTTGAATGTACATAAGGTAAATCATTCCCACGGGTATGGGCTCGTACCTGATCACCAACCATGGTAACCTCAATCTCTCCATT